GAGAGTTATCAGGTCTATTGACAGTGAAACTGCTATGTCTTCTGAATGGACTACATACCGTAATGAAGTACGCGCTCATGGTAACAGTCTTGAGTCAGGAATTGAAGCGTTTGCTTCTGTAGATGCTATTCGTAACTTTCAGAATCATGAAGTGCAAGAGGAGCGAAGAATTGAAGTTACTGATGAAGAAGGCGTAACAACTGTATCTGATGAAACTGAAACAATTAATTCTACAGTAGATAAAACATATTGGGGATGGCCTGAATCACCTGATGCGGAGGCTGATCCTTTACACGTTAGGTATCTGTAATGTCTAACCCTTGGGATTCTTGGTCATCTAATTCGGATGCTTGGAATGCGGCTACGTATCATTGGGAAGACTACTATCTTGCCCCTAGTGCATATAGCGCAAGCCTAACTGGATATGCTCCAGATAATCCTAACAATCATATAGTTTATCCAGACAGTGTAAACCTAACTCTTAATGGTATTTCTCCTAATCTCGGTATAAGTTTTGCGCCAAGTATAGGAGCTGGATCTTTATCTCTTACTGGACATGGACCAGTATTTGCTAAAGGAGTTTTCAGGACTGTTCCCGCTGGCTCCTTATCAATGGATTTAATTAAGTGGTACACCATATCAACCACTTGGGCAACAGATCCAAATACTTGGAGCGCTTATGGCAGGGCACCAATTGTAGGGCAGACTCATTCTTATGATCCTGTTAGCGGAATACTTACAATAGATGGTAAATTTCCTAGCTCTGTCTGGAAAGACCCAACATGGAAACCTACAATATGGGTGATATAAAAACAAAAGAAACTACTTGGAGTTGGATGGATGAGTGCTACAAGGCTGATCCTTCTCTTAAGTATCCAACACCAACATATATATTCAACAATGGAAACAGAGTTTTCTATACCGAAACCGCTGCAAAAAAGAAACAAAAGAAGGGAAGAAAGTAATGAATTTAGATGTTGCAAAGTCAAACATATATTCTTTAAATGATAATATGTTAGCTAAAAATATTGCAGAAAAATTAGAAGAAAAGTATCCTGGGTGGTTATGGGCTGTACATGTAATGGACGGAGTTGTTTCTGTAAAATCAATGCGTCTTTCTGGCAACTGGGGATTTGTTCTTCATACCGATAAAATAGACAACGATTACAAAATGGTTGTTATGGCTGGCGGAGAAATACTAGAAAGGTTTAGGCAGAAGAGGGGTCAGTTTGATGACACACTGTACCATGACCTATCAATGGATTCCAAAGGCAAACTTAATGGGGATTACTCTAGATGAGCCGAATTAGACCGCAGCCTCCTACGGAGGGTTCAGAAAATATATCTGTTGAACAGATGGAGGATACTCCGTACATAGAAGATTTTTGGCTGCGTATTGCTCGTGAAGCTTATGAAGAGTCTAGTGATTGGGTTGATTCTAACCTTAGAGATCAGTGGGAAAAAAGCATTTCTTTGTTTAACAGCAAGCATCCCCCTGGTTCTAAGTATAACACTGGGGCGTATGACAAAAGGTCTAGGTTTTTTAGACCAAAGACCAGAACTGCTGTAAGAAACCTTCAGTCTGCTATGGCTGTTGCTTTCTTTACTAACGAAGATGTTGTAAGTGTTCAGCCTAGAAATCCTAACGACCCAGATCAGGTTGCGGCTGCAGCGGTATCTCAATCTATCATGCAGTATAGGCTTACAAACACTCTTCCTTGGTTCCAGACAATGTCTGCAGCCTTGCAAGATGCAGCTGTACAGGGCATATGTGTAAGCCATCAGTATTGGGAATATGAAGAGAAAGAAGAAGCTTACTTAAATGTAGATAGCCAGAACAGACCTGTTATGGATGCTGACGGTAATCCTGTTGTAACTAAACAGAAGACATCTATTAAAGATAAACCTATTATAGATCTTATTTCTCCAGAAAATATTAGAATTGATCCTGCTGCTGACTGGCATGATCCTATGGAAAGCAGTCCTTATATCATTCATCTTATGCCTATGTACGTTCAGGATGTTAGACAAAAAATGATAGATGGAGAGTGGTTAGATATTCCTATAGGTGAGCTTCTAGCTTCTGATACAGATGAAGATGATGATACCACCCGAATGATTAGGGATGAGCCAAGAGAGGATCGATTAGATAACGATGCTGGCTATGGTGATATTGATTCTTACAAAGTTGTATGGATACATAAAAACATTGTTCGCAGAGAAGGAATGGATTGGTGCTACTATACAGTAGGAACTGATGCAATGCTTACAGATCCAAAACCTCTTCTAGAAGAGTATCCTTGGTTAAGGAATGGTGAGCGCCCTTATGTAATGGGTTACACTAATGTAGAATCTCATAGACTTTATCCAGCTGGAACAGTAGAGCTAACACAAGAATTGCAGGCCGCTGCTAACGACATATGGAACCAAAGGTTTGACAATGTTCGTTTAGCAATGAACAAACGTTACCATATTCGCAGAGATAGAAACATTGATCTAGATGCTTTGTTTAGATCTGTTCCTGGTGGCGCGGTAGAGATGGATGATCCAGATAACGATGTACGTGTTATTGATACTAGAGATGTTACAGGTTCAGCTTATGCAGAACAGGATAGGATCAATATGGACTTTGATGAGTTGCAAGGTAACTTCTCAACGTCTACAGTACAAGGAGCTAGATCTTTAAATGAAACTGTTGGCGGTATGTCACTTATGGCAAGCAACAGTGGAACAGTTACAGAGTATGTTCTTAGAACCTTTTCTGAAACTTGGGTAGAGCGTGTACTTAAACAGCTTATGCGTCTTGAGCAGTACTATGAAACAGATGAAATTATTCTTGAATTAGCGAGCGATGCAGCAATTCAAGTTAATCAGCAATACCAGGGTGTTATAAACGATCTGTTAAAGTACGAAGTTCTATTAAAGGTTAACGTTGGAATTAGTGCTACAGATCCATTACGCAAAGTTCAAAACCTTATATCTGGAATACAGATGCTTGGAGGTCTTCCAGGATTTGCAGAGAGCTTGAATGTTCAGGAGATTGTAAAAGAAGTGTTTGGCGCTCTTGGATATAAAGACGGTGAACGTTTTGTTATGATGGAGCAGAATCCACAGGTTGCAGAACTTACAGCGCAACTTGAAGAGATGCAAGGATACATTCAGTCTGAACAAGGAAAGCTGCAAAATAGAATTACTATTGAACAGATGAAACAGCAAGGAAATCTTGAAGTTGCTAACATGAAGTACGGCACAGAAATTCGCAAAAAAGAAATGGAAGCACAGCTAAAAAATATTGATTTACAATTGAAGCAGGAAGACGTAGCAACTAGACGTGCTGAGTTAATGCTGCAAAGAGAAGCTTTAATAAATCAGATAGCAGATTCTGAGATTGCAAGACAAGAAGAGATGGTTGACGAAGGCGATATTGGAGTAATGGCTAGAGACGACTATGGTAAAATACCTTACGCAGTAGGATAATATGGATTACTATGATCCCCGTGAAGTCGGGATTGATGACTTAGTTAAAAGAATAAGAATAGGTCATACCACAAAAGATTTTTTAAATACATCCGTAGGTAAAGCAATATTAACAAAAGCCCTCAATGAGTACATAAAGGGAATTAATAATTTAGAAGATATTGGTTTAAACGGATTTAAGGGTTCTTCAGAAGAAGAACTAAAAGAGTACCGGAAGATTGTTTCTGATCTCTCAACACCCTTAAAAACGCTGCAGTGGTTTGACAGTATTATACAAGAAGGGGAGAATGCTGATAAGATTTCAAAATACAAATCTTCTGGTGTATTAGAACCATAAGGAGATAGTAATATGGAAAACGCTACCCAAGAAGAGGTTCAGGATGCGTTAGAGTCGGAAGAAGTTGTTGAAGAACAAGCTGTTAATGATCTTGATATGCCTAAGATAAACCCTCTTTCCGCTAGGGAAAAGGCTTTAGAGGAGATCTATAACAGACGTAGGGAAGAAGAGCACGTAGAAGAAGAAGTAGAAGAAGCTCAGGAAGCTCCAGATGCGCCAGTATGGTTTAATGGAGAACAGTGGGTTACCAAGGTTAAAGTCAACGGTGAAGAAGTAGATGTTCCGTTTGATTCTTTAAAGTCTTCCCATCAGAAAGATCGCGCATCTCAAGAAAAGTTTCAAGCTGCTGCTGTTAAAGAGCGAGAGCTTATGTATCGAGAGCAGCAGATTCAAGAACAATTAAGAATGTTAAATTCTCAACCATCCCGTCAGGACGTTGAGCAAACGGAAGAAGCAGAAGGTGTTGAAGACATTGTCGAAAAATACCATGAAGCATTATTCCAGGATGACGCAGCGGAGGCTGCTAAACTACTCAGGACCTTGGCAAATAGTGGGCGCAGCAATGCCACCCAAAATGTAGAAGAGGTTGTAAATCAAGCTATTCTTTCTCACGAAGCAAGAAAAAAAGCAGAGCAAGAGCATATTCAGAGGGCAGCATATCAGTCTGAATTAGAGGATGCAGTAAGATCTTTTAATGAAAGCTATCCAGATATTGCAGAATCTGAGGAGCTTCGAGCAATTGCAGATAGGAAGACGATTACCCTAACGGAGCAAAATCCTAATTGGACACCGTCGCAGATTATCAATGCAGCTGCTGAGTACACTCGTGAGTGGGCTGGAATTAGTAATGATTCAAATGAACGGGTTAATCGCAAACAAAAAATTGTGAGACAACCTAAATCCGTAAGGGCTTCGGCTGGCAATGCGAAGAATGATGTCCCTATGACACCATCTCAAATTGTTGCAGAAATGCGTAAAGCTAGAGGCCAAAACTTATAACTCTTTTGGAGGTTAATTATGGCTGGACAAGTATGGTCAGTTAACACCTCTGGTGGTTATATGTATGCTGACAACCTGAGCCGCCTTCTTCGGATGGCAGTTCAGCCGATGGTCAAGTTCCGTCAGTTCTGCGACGTAAAAGACGCAGCGCATCAGGGCTTACATCGCGGCGATACATTCCATTGGAACGTGTACAGTGACGTTGCCACGCAAGGCACGACACTAACAGAGACCAGCACCATCCCAGAAACCTCGTTCACTATTTCTCAGGGAACCATGACCATTACGGAAGCTGGTAACAGCGTACCGTACACTGGTAAATTGGATGATCTCTCTGAGCAGCCTGTGGCCGAAGTTATCCGGAAAGTGCTGAAAAACGATGCTACTAAAGGATTCGATAATCTTGCTGCTGCGCAGTTCGATGCCGCGAAAGTTCGCGTCACGCCTACTGCAGGTACGAGTACGACTTCTTTGGTGGTTACAGAGAATGGTGCGTCTGCAACGGTTAACAACATTGCTCTTGGTAAAGAGCATGTCAAGTTGATTGTTGACGAAATGAAAGAGCGTAACATCCCAGCGTATGCTGATGATGATTATTACTCAATCTCGCGTCCTTCGACCTATCGTCAGTTGAAGAATGATCTTGAAGGAATTAAGCAGTATATTGATGCTGGTTTCCAGATGATTATGAACGGCGAAATTGGTCGTTACGAGGGTGTGCGTTTCGTTGAGCAGACCCACAAAGGTGCCGCAGCTCTCGGTACTTCAGCTAGTGCATGGTCCAACGGCAAGTCCGATTGGTGCCTGTTCTTTGGTGAAGATACTGTTGCTGAAGCTATCGCTGTTCCTGAAGAAATTCGTGGGAAAATTCCTGGCGACTTCGGACGGGACCGTGGTATTGCGTGGTATTACTTGGGAGGTTTCGGCCTCGTTCACACACAAGCAGCCCAGTCACGCATCGTGATGTGGGATAGCCAATCTTAAGGAGAAATTGTTATGAGTTACAGCGATCCACGTCCTTATGCATTCAGCTATTACCACGACTTTGGTGCAGGCACTGGTTCCATGATTATTCGTGGCCCAGAAGGAAAGCAAGGTAGCATCAAAGAGATTGATGTTGAAGCTATCGAAACTTTCAATGCCGTCACCACGGAAGGCGCTGTCAATCTTGGTTCTTCTGCCGCTGGTACGCAGTACGTAAACATGGGTTTAGGTACGCTTGCTGCTGGTGCTCAGCAGAGCCTGACTGACACGGCTGCTGACCTTGTGCTCGACGCACTTCCAGCTGATACCGATATTCATCTGACTTTGAAAGCTCCTACTGGCGGTACTCCTGCTGGTCAGGCGCATGTTCATGTCATGATTGAATGGTACTAGGAGGAAATTATGAAAGATAGTGCAAGTGGCAAAATGCCCGACAATGGTTTGACTGAGAAGAAGTCTTTTGCAGGAGAATCCCTAGCTTCAATGGGGATGGACAGCAAAGGCCCAGATCAGAAACCTATGGGTATCGCAAAAGGCAGTGTTAGTGCTCCCTCAAAAGGGAAGTTCGAGCAAGCCTAATTGATGCGGGGGAGGGGCAACTCTCCCCCAATTCATTTTAATTCTAAGGCCGTAGGGAACAGCTTTTTCGTGCTCCCTGGGACCTATATAGATGTAACCTAAGCCAACCTACAGGGTAAGGTAATCATATGAAAATTAATGTAATAACTGCGTATATTGGCGACCAAGAAGAAACGCCTAAAGAAAGCTATGGTTCTACCGAGCCCAAGCAAAAAGGATTCACGAGTGGCGATCAGCTATTTGACGAGCGTTGCAAAGAGTATGCTGCAGAGCAGCCACGATCTAACAATGAAGCCAGAGTAAATGGCAAAATGGTACGGTCTGGAATGACTGTGTCAGGATGGGGCTTCTAAAAGAGGACAACTTGAAAATAATAAAAGTTCCTGAAAAGGAAATTTCTGACTTTACTCCCGAAGACTTTGGTGGAATAAGAAAAGAAAAAACAGTTTGTGTAATTAGATATGGAGCTTTTGGAGACATACTGCAGACAAGTTCAGTTCTGCCACTACTACAAAAGCAGGGATACAGAGTTTGCGTTAATACTAATGAGACAGGAAAAGATATATTAAGATCTAATCCTTACGTTGATGAGCTTTTAGTACAAAGAACTAATCAAATATACCCAGATAAACTAGATGATTACTGGGCGCATTTTGATGGGCTATTTGACAAGGTGATTCAATTCTCAGAATCTGTAGAGGGAACCTTATTAGTTGTTGGAGATAGAACGGTTCAGTTAGAACAAGGACCAGTTCTTATTCCAGGAGATGAAAGGTTTAAATGGAATAAGGAAGATATTCATGCAGAATGTAATGTTAATTACATGGAGAGAATGCATGACATCGCTGGTGTAGAGCATGAGTTTGACACATCATTCTACCCAACAAAAAAAGAAGAATCCAGAATGAGGGATTGGAAGAAGAAGAAAGTAAAAACTAAACATCTTGTTATGAATGTTTTATCTGGATCTTCTGTTCATAAAGTCTGGCCTGGAAATGATGCTTTAATGGCTAGGTTTCTTGATATGCGAAAAGATGTTACATTTATCACAGTAGGTGATTATGCATGTAAACTTCTTGAGCAAGGATGGGAAAAAGAAAGCAGGGTAATAACTACATCGGGTGAGTGGCCTATAAGAGATGTTCTAGCTTTAGCAAAACTATGCAATGTAATTGTAGGGCCAGAGACAGGAGTATTAAACTCTGTTTCTAACTACAGCAGAGTGCATAAAAGTTTGTTCTTGTCTCACTCATCAAAAGAAAATTTAAGCAAGCACTGGAATAACACCACAACCTTTGAGCCATTTGAAGCAGAGTGTTATCCTTGTCATAAGATGCATCACGGATTTGACACTTGTGTTAGGGATAAAGAAACAGGTGGTGCATTATGTGCATCTAAAATACCAGTAGGTAAAGTTTACATGGATATAGCGAAGAACTTAAAATGAGTACATACTTACAATTATGCCAAGATATGTCCAGAGATATAGGTATTCCTGGAACTGGTCCATCAAGTGTAACAGCTTCTGATCTTTCAGAAGAAGAGCTTGCTGTTGTTCGCTACATTAAAAACGCAGATCTAGATATACAGCGTAGATGGTTCAACTGGAATTATCTATGGAGCGAAGCAAATATAGCCCCTTCGATTGGAGTGTCTACTCTAACCTCACCAGCAGATTTAGGCAATTGGAAATTAGATTCTATTGTCTTTAGTAAAGCTACAGATGACTATCAACAGTTAGACTTTATGGATTGGGAGCAATATAGACTTGAATACAAGCTTGGCGTAATAGACTCAGGAACTCCAGAAGTTTTCTCTATTAAGCCTGATAACGTTATAGATGTTTGGCCTACCCCAGATTCTACTACAACTATATCTACAGAATACTACAGAGTTCCTACAGAATTAGCAGCAGATTCAGATATATCTTCTATTCCTCCACGATTTCACAATATGATTATTGCTAGAGCAAAAATATATTATGGTGAGAATGAAGATGCTCCTGAAATACTTAGCGGGGCATTAGCTTCTTTTGAAGATTTGCTTGACAAGTTAGAAGCTGACCAACTTCCAGGCCAAAAGAATAGAAGGTTTTCTAAAGTTCAAGACTTATTTAATTATACAGTTAGGCCAGAATGACAAAATTAAGAAATAGGCGTTTAGCTCCTTCGGGACTTCAGTCAAAGTATTTTCCATTTACTGGTGGAATAAACCTTGTTGATCCTGCTTTATCTATAAGTCCTGGCGAGTGTGTATCTGCTGATAACTTTGAGGTTGATATCAGAGGTCGATACCAAAGGTTAGATGGATATGAGAGAGCAGATGGTCAAACTCTTCCATCAAATATTGTTTATTACAGAATGCCATTTACTATTGGCAAATCTTTGTTTGAACAGTTTGGATCTGATTATAACATTGGGTTTTTATTAAACATACCATCGCCTGGTGATTTAATAAAAGGTCAAACTACTGGGGCTGTTGGAGTAATACTTCAGGTAGAAATAGAAGGTATTGAGAGCGGTTCTAACGGTGGATCATTTTCAAATGATAATGCACAAGGTTATATTTACTATTCAGTTGTAAGTGGTCAATTTCAAATAGGCGAAACAATTAATATTTTTAACGCAGATAGCGCATACGGTAGCGCATTTAATATGGAGTATAGATAATGGCAGATACTAGACGTACTAGAGCATACTTACTTGGAACTAGTTTTCCAGATAATACTGTTGGCTCTATTTCAGCGCAAGACATGAGAGACTATGTTGTCTCTGCAATGGGTTCATATGCAAATATAAACAACAATGCGGCAGACGGAACTCCTGCGGCACAGGCAGTGGCGAATGGAACTACAGTCACTCTTGATTGGGCAGGAGGAGGTTCAGGCGCTAACGGCTCTGATGACACCGATGGCGCTACCTATGGAGCAGATGCTGACTACGCTAATGATCGTATTCGAATCTACACAAAAGGATTGTTCATGGCACAAATGAACATCTCTTACAAGCAAGGAACTGCGGGTAACGTACTGTGGACTTGGTTGCTTGCTACTCAGGCTGATGGTGGCGCGGTTGTAGAAAGTAACTTTAAAGTACAAAGACTTCTTGGCTCTTCTTCTGAGGCCGCGGCCATTGCTGCTGGAGGCATTATAGATACTACTGGGCATACTACACACTCTGATCTTCTTGTTCGATTGCGCCATGACCAAGGATCATCACAGAACATGCTATTTCAATACGGGCAACTTAATGTAGTTAGGGTTGGCTAATGGGTATCTACGCTTCTGCATATGTTTATGGCGATCCAGTATTAAGAGATGCTAGTGCTGATGCAAGCCTTTTGCCAGAGCTGCAAGAGCGTATTGAAAACCAAAGAGACCTTATAACTATTGTTCCTGGAGAAGGATCTGTTCTTGGCGTTTGGGTATACAACGGAGACATATATGCTTTTAGAAATAAGGTGGGCGGGGCAACCGCTGGAATGTATAAGTCATCTTCTTCTGGATGGACAGAAGTTAGCCTTGGTGAAGCATTAGATTTTGATGGCACCACTACAAATGGTGAGCCTACTCCTGGAGACACGGGCACCCCAACAACTTTAGTTGGCGCAACTAGCGGAGCAAGCGGAGACCTTCAGGGCATTAGTTATCATGGGTTGTGGGAAACAGGCGCTGCAGGAACAATGGTTTTTACTAATATATCTGGAGGATTTGTTGATAATGAAGATCTTCAGATGCCTCTTCTTGCTTTTGACGCAGGAACAATAGAGATAAGTGCTGGAGATACTATTACTGGTGGAACATCTGGAGAGACTGCTGAAGTAACAAGCGTTACAATTACATCTGGAACTTTTAGCGCAGGCACAGCTGTTGGATATTTTTCAGTAAAAAACAATAGTGGGACATGGACTGATGGAGAAGATATTACAGTTTCTGGGGTTAAAAGAGCAGAAGTTAATGGAGCATCTCAACCAACTTCTGTTACTGTAGCAAAAGCTAACGGTACTGTATACGAGCAAACAATTAATCCTGATGGTAAGTACGAGTTTATAAATTATAATTTTAGAGGTACCACGTCTGGCATTACTATGTATGGTGTCAATACTGTTGATAAGGGATTCTCTTGGGACGGTACTACGTTTACAAAGATAAACACAGGCACATCTGTAGATAAACCACAGCATGTTATAGCTCACACAAAACATTTATTTTATTCTTTTCCGAGCGGCTCTATTCAACATTCAAGTATTGCAGCGCCTAACAAATGGAGCGTAATAACTGGAGCTGCTGAGCTTTCTGTTGGTGATGTTGTGTCAGGATTCTCAACAGAAGTAAACGATGTGATGTCTATCTTTACCAGAAATGAAACGTTTATGTTGTATGGTTCCTCATCTCTAGACTGGGCTCTTAAAAGATTCCATCAAGGAACCGGAGCTATACCCTATACGCTGCAGAAAATGGATCAAACATTCTTTCTGGATGATAGAGGACTTACTTCTATATTTACAGTTCAAGCGTTTGGTGACTTCCAAGCAGCTGTTGCATCTGATGCTATTGATCCTTACATGCAGCAACAAAAAGAAAAAGCTATAAACTCTGTAAAGGTTAGAGCAAAGAATCAATACCGTTTATTCTTTAATGATAAAACAGGTGTTACGATGACCTATATTAATAGACAGAATAGAGGTATTATGCCGTTTACTTTAAAGCATCAACTATATTCTGTATGCTCTGCTGAAGATGAGAATGGATTTGAAGTTGTATACGGTGGGTTTGAAGACGGCTATGTAAGAAAGATTGATTCAGGTACTAGTTTCGATGGAGAATCAGTGCCATCATTTATTAGAACTTCTTATCATAGCTATGGATCACCACAAGCTAAGAAAAGATTTAGAGATATAAACCTAGAAGTTAATGCTGATACATCTACATCACTTACTATTCAGCCAAGCTTTGATTATGGTGGCACATACGACCCACGTACTTCACCAGCAGCATCAAGCTACACTGTACCTGTTACAGCGGACCAATGGACAGCAGCTGATATATCTAATGACGCTACTGGAGTTACAGTTGTTGCATCAGAAAGAATTAAAATAAACGGTATAGGAACCAACATGGGACTTATTATTAAAAACGAATCCATTTACGATAAACCAATAACCCTTCAAGGGGCGGTTGTTAATTATTCTCTTAGAGGCATTAGACGATGAAAATTCCAGTAAAAAGTGGCAAGACAAGCTTAGCATATGTAACAGATGAAGAGCGTAAGCTTCTTCGGCGAAGGGATGCTGTAAAAGGATCACCTAATAAAAAGATGTCATATGGAATTCCTAAGCTAGCACCCGAATCCGACTATATGATGGAGCTAGCAAGAGAGAAGGAGTTACGAGCCAAAGAAGATGCTTTAAGGAAAGCTGGGTTTGAAAAATTGCTAACTGCTGGTGGCGGCAAAGGCACAGGTGGAGCTGAAAAATATGTACACATAGGAAAAGGTCTTAGTGCTGGTTATGTTGGATCTCCTTCTGCATCACCTATTAAGTATGGAATGGGTGCTGATGAGGTTCGCAGATTCCCATCAATGGGTAGCTCTCTTCCTGAAAAAAAGGAACCAGCACCAAAACCAAAACCAGAACCAACACCACCTTCAGGGGGCGGCGGCAGTAGTGGATCTAGCCCTACCAGATCACCGGTTAGGCCAGTTGTTGGTGGAGCAGGTAGCATGGAACCAGGAACAGAGAGAGCACCATCAAAACCTGCAATAGATGAAAGCCAGCTTCAGCAACCAATGCTAGATGAGATTGTAGCAGACGGAGTTAACTCAGAGCTTTTAGAAACGAGGTTAACTAATCTTATTAATAAGAACAACCCTCTATTTAAAGCGGCAACAACTAAAACCATGCAGGCTATGGCTGCGCGTGGCTTAGTTAATAGCTCAATCGCTGAAGAAGCAGTAATGAGCGCTATACTTTCAGTTGCTATGCCTATTGCTGAGCGAGATGCTAATGCATATATGAACCAAAGAATGCAGAACCAAGCATACAACAATGAGTTTAGAGCAGCTCAGAATAAAGCTTACTATGAATCATTTTTAACAGAGCTACAAGGTAGTATGGATATGGCTTTACGACAGTTAACAGAGCAGTCAGCTAACTGGAGAGCAGTTCTTCAAGCTCGTAGTAACATTACCACTACACCTGGAATGGGTGCAGAATCAGCTGAATTAGGAATGGCTGCAGTAACCCCTGATTGGTGGACGCAATGAGCAATACTGAAAAACTAAAGACGGCTGGATTAAATGCAGACGGAACCTCACGCTTATCTGTAACAAAGAAAAAGAAAAGTAAAAGCAGATGGATTGTTCCTGCTATTATTGGAGGAGCCGCTTTGTTTGCAGGCATTGGTGGAATGGGTGCGTCTTCAGGCCAAGGATTTTTGTCTTCTCTTTTTGGTGCTGGAAAAAAAGCTGCTGGTACTGTTGGCTCAAGTATTGGCAAGTTCTTTACAGGAGGATCTTCCGCTATATCAGAGGTGCCTGTTCATATTGCCAAAAAAGCAGGAGCAAAAGCTTTTACAAGCGATATTCTTTCGAACTCTTCTGATTCTGGATTTCTTAGTAATGTATTTGGTAAGTTGGGTGACTTGTCAGGAAGTCAACTTATAGGCTTAGGTCAAATAGCTAGTGTTGCTGGATCTACTTTAGGGGCTTTACTTGAGGATGACAGTGACATTCTTGCAGAAGATCAGCGCCAGTTTGATGAGCTAATGGACTATAGGTATGCCGCATTAGATGCGGAATTAAATATTGCAGGAGCAAAGATCGACCAAGCAATTAGAGAGGGAGCTCTTGCGGGAACTTTTATGGGAGCTACTAATCCTATATTTGGAGAACTAGAGGGAGTTAATACAACTGCAGGGTACACCCCTTCTAAGCCAGCAAGCATAGCTGGAATACATCCAGTATCTGGTGGGCTAATATCTCAAGCGGAGAATGCAGCATGATGAAACCTCAAGCAAGACCAATGCCTATACCTACCCAGTCTAATCAAGGAAGTGTTGAAGAGCAGGACATGGCTAAACTTGGAGCAGAGCAAGCACCAGAAGAAGAGGTTGCTGAAGCCAAAGGAATGATAGAAAATATTGTTTCTTATATTTATGGGGATGGTGCTGGAGATATTATTTCTCAGATGCCTAACGGTGCTCCCAAAGAGCTTGGTGCTATAGCTGGAAATCTAGTTACAAACGAAGTGGCTTTAGAAGAAGAAGAAGGTAAAGATATTTCAAGGGATATCGAGATTGAAATGATGGCTGAGATTGTTCATGAGCTTACAGACCTAGCAATGCATGAAGGTGCGGTTGATTTGCCAGATGAAAAAAGCGAACAGACTTTTATGGGGGAAGCCCTTACCTTTGCTATTACAGCAGCAATGGATTCTAATGACCCACAAGTAAATAATGAATCAATGATGAGATTGGTAACAGGAATGCTAGGAGCTGAAGACCAACAGCAAGCAAACGGAATACCAATGCCACAGGAGATGATGAATGGCGAAGCTTAATATCCTAGGCGCTTTAACTACTGGTCTTATTGAGGGCGGTAAAGCTGCTCAAACTTATGGGGCCATGAAGCTCAAAGAAGAGTACATGCAAAAAGAATTAGATGTTGCTACACAATCTGTTCAGCAAGACAAGCTTCAGTTTATATACAAAGAAAATAATGATGAGATTGCTGCACTATTAAAAGGTGGACAATTTGGCGTAGTATCTCAAGAAGATCAAAATAGACTAAACAATCTTAGACACTCAAACAAGCAGCTAGCTAATTTAATGTTTGGCATAGGACCAGATGCTGGTTTAAGTGAAGAAGAGAAAAACCTTCTTTTGTCTGGGCAAACTTTAGAAGCTCCTACAACTGGAAAAGAAGAAGAAGAAGCTAATGAAGGGTTTGTACGTAATTTTGTAAAATTTCTTGATACAGAAGTATTTAAATTTAAGCCAGAAAATGTTATGGAATTTATGAAAACTTTAAATTCTCTGGCTGGATCATCTGATATACTTTCTGATACAATAGCTGAAGTTAATTCAGAATTCCCTAACGCAACTGAAAAGCAGATTGCTTCTGAAGTTTTTAATAGAATGATGAGTGGTGATTATGGAAAAGGAAATCCTAATGATAATCAAGGGGCTAGAGGATCAGAAGTTCCTTTGAGTGACGCTCAATCAGAGATGAACAGAATTCCTTCAGGATCTGGGATTGATATGCCTTTAGCAGCAGGCGGCGAAGGCGGCTTATTAAGCCAAGAGCAGGTTATTACACCAGAGCAAGAAGCATACGAAGATGCTAGAAATGAAGCGGCTTTAGCAGGGACTGGTGCAACATCAGCTGATATGACACAAGAACAAATGGATGCTTTATCGAGAGAGACTGATAGACAAGCCGCTATACAGCAACAAGGTTACATTGGTTCTGATGAAGCTATAGAGTCTTTATATGCTGTTGGTGGTCCTATAGGTGAGCCAGCAACTACCGATGTTCTTGCTAGAGCAAATGTAAAAAAAGAATCTCCAGAAATTGAATCTACTAAATCAAGGATCATTGCATCTTTGACTGATCTTATACTACAAGCAGAGTCTGGAAAGGATGCTATTAATAATAAGTTTAATGCCGTATCTGGCAATAGAGAAGATCCAAATCTTACCAATATGACTATTGGAGAAATAGTAGATAAATATGGTAATGATGCTGTAGGTGCTGGTCAATTTAAATACAAAGAATTTACTAAACCTATGGCTAAAAAATATTTAGGAATGGAGGAAGAGGAATTAAAACAACAGGTGTTTACTCGACAGTTTCAACTAGACATGATTGCTTTAGGTCTGGAAGATGCAGGTCTTACTAAAATAGCTAAAGGAGATTTATCTCCAGAGAAGTTCCAGAAAAGAATAGCTAATGTATGGAGAGGAATGCCGCCAACAAAAGAAACACAAATAGGAGATCCTACTGACGAACTTGGCAATAAAGCTAGAGTTTCTGGTGCTCGTTATCAACAGCGCCTATACAACTACCGAAACTTATAGGAAAAAATAATGAGTTCTAAGTTCATATTAAGTTCTGATGATGTACAATCAGCTCTTGCTCCACTTATGCCAGGTTATGTATCTCCGTCAGAGGGCGCAGTTGAGCAACAAGTTGAAGAAGAGTCAGATTTTAGTTTATCAGGAGCTGCTGGAGCTGGCGTAGATCAACTTCAGTTTATGGCTTACAATGCTTTAAGAGCATTTGCAGATGAGTTTGACGTTGGCGTTCTTAGGACTGTTGCAGATAAAGGCATTGAAGTAAATAAGCAAGAGCTTTCAGAGTATTCAAGAATTGGATATGATGATATAGAAAATCTTAGCGATTTAAATAAGTGGTGGCTTGATAACTTAATTATTAATGCTGGATCTTTTGCTCCTGTTGTTGCTGCAGGTATGGTAGCTGCTCCATTTGGCGGTCTAGCTTTTGCTGGAGCAACTTTGCTTCCATCGGCAATTCTTGGAACAGGTGAGTCTTACGCAAAACAATTAGAAGCTGGAGGCAATCTAGATTCTAAAATTGCCATGATTACAGGCATGACTGTAGGTGCTCTTGACGTTCTTACACCTAAAAAAATACTTAATGCATTTGGTATAGGAAAAGGATTTAACAATTACCTTACCAACCAGCTGGCCTCTAGAGGAGCTTTATCAAATAGATTTCATGCTGGAGTAAAGGGTATGCTTAGGGAGGGCTCAACAGAAGTCCTTCAAGAAGCTTTGATGACAGCTTCTAAAAATTATGTTAATGAGCAAGATCTAACAGACTTTAGCAAAGAAGAAGTTAATGAGTTAATTGAGGCATTCTTAAGCGGTGGTAGTGTTGGTGCTACTTTCTCTGCTGCTTTAGGCGAGGCAAGCCCTGAAGAAAAAGCTGTAGCATTAGCAAAGAAAAATGCTAGCATTAATTTAAAAGATACTCTTGGTTCTGAGACTGCAAGAATAATAGAAGAAATTAATTCTTTAAAACAAAACGAAGAGTTTGCAAGAAAAGGTCCTAGAGGTATTGGATCTTTCTTAAACAAAGAAGGAAAGAATAGAAAGTCAGAGCTAAAGAAAGAACTTAAACAGCTTATTAAAGATACAAAGTCTAAAGATAAAGCTATCTTTAAAGCTAAGACTGTAGAAGAAATTGATTCTTTATTTGCAGAGCCTATTGAAGAAGATGTAGCAATTGAAGCTCCATTAGAAGAAGGTAAAACATTAGCTGAGATAATGGCAGCTGATCCTCGTGAGTCCGCTATTGAGAGACAACAGCAGCCTGATGTAATACCGCCAGAAGGAACTCAAATAGGAACCGCTCCTACTCAGTCAGAGATCGAGCAAAGACTAAAGGATGAAGCGGCTACTAGAGCTGACCAAGGAATGCAAGATCCTTCTGTTATTGAGGATACAAGAGCAGAATTTCCTATGGGAGAAGATCCATCTGTTCTAGAAGATGCTAGACCTCAAGGTCCATTCCCAAGAACAAGAGAAGCTTATAGAAAAGCAGTAGCTGAAAGAGCTAACAGAGGGTCTGCTCAAGAAGAAAGAAGTTCTAATCCTGTAATCTCTAGTGCAGTACCATCTGATAACGTGCTTACTGATGGAGAAGTTCTTATACTTAGGCAGGATATCGAAGAGGCTAAGTATTCTAAGGCTAGCAGAGAGCTTGAAGATATTGCTATGCAAGCTGAATCAGATGCTTTCGAGCAAGCAGAAGCTGACGGTATGGATTATCCAGAAGCTTTAGCTGCAGGAAATGAAGCTCGTGAAAGAGTTCTCCAAAGCGGTGGATCTAGAAGGAAAAGAGTATTCCCAAATCCTGAAGCTAGAAGGAAAGCTCAAGAGGAGTCTGCTAAGGTAAGGCAAGAGAGAGAAGCTAAATTGAACTTTGAAGCTCAGCGCAGGATTGATGAGCAGAAGAAGTTTGAAAAAGAACAGGCTGGTGAACTTAAAGAACAAGCTATAGAGATGGCTGGCGAAACATATGATGCTTTTTTCTATGGACAAATAAGCGCTCAAGAGTTTTCTTCTAGAAGGCAGCGGGAAATAGCGGAAATAAAAGATGGCATAGGAGGCACAGCTGCTGTCAACGCTTACAGGAAAGCGGTTCCGCTTGAAAAGGCTAATGCTATTCTTAAAGAGAGAGGCTTGCCCACTCTAACAGCTAAAGGAGAGAAGCCTACTCAAGCTGATACTACACCACCAGTCCAGAAAGCCCCACCTAAAGGTGGAGTTGGATCTTCTGGTCAACCAACAGACAGAGAAGGAAAGCCTGTTGATCCTAAAGCAGATACCACTCCCACCCAAGCAGATGTTACCCCTCCCGTAGACGAAGCTATATTAGAAGATACTGATACTGCTAAGAGAGACAAAGGTGAAGCAGAAAAAGGTGCTCCCAAAGAAGAAGAAGCTAAGCCTGACGATACCACTACTGAAGATAGTAAGGGTGCTGGGGAACAAGAAAAAGGTGCTCCCAAGGACGCTAAACAAGATGATAAGACAACAAGGACAAGATCTGCATCCGCTGATGATGAAGCTGAAACTACCAGAAAGAAAGAAGATAAGGGTGCAACTGCTAGAACAGATCAAGCAACCACTACCACTGATAAAGATACAAAAGTTAGCGATGCAATATCTGATTTTGAAGTTGCTGATGCAGCCGATACTGCTGCTCAAGGACAAGCTGGTGCAAGCGCTACAGTCAGTGGTGAAACTGCTGACATTTCAACTGCCGACATTACCACCACTGCAGCTTCCGATCCGACTACCACGCCTATTGATACTGACACTATTGAGGTAGCTCCTGCTGAGCCAGTAAGACTAGCTTATGAAGAAACAACTGTCAATTCTCAAGATGTTCCTGTTAGAATATATAAAGATCCAGAAAACCCTGAAATTAATATTGTTGAATCAGAAGGTGTTATTCTTAAAAGATTAAAGGATAGAAAGAAAGCTGTAACCTATGCTAACAATCTAACTAGGACAGCGGTTGAAATGAGAGGCCCTAAAGCAAAGGCTGCTCCCAAAGTCAGACCAGAAGGTAAGGTATATAAAGGTCCTGAAGGAGTCCTTACTCCTGGTGTATACAAGTTTATGTCTAGCAATAAACCATTCAAAGATACTCTTGGTAGTATGCGACTTAAACAAGCAAAAAAGTTTGGTGTAGATACTGATGTAGTTACAACTGAAGAGCAGTTGTATGACGAGATTATTACTATCATAGATAAAATGAAGCCAGTTGAAGCGCCATCAGCTAACATAGCAGAGGAAGTTCAGAAGAAAGCTGAAGAGATTGTTCCAGAGGCTCCTCTTGAAAAGATTGCTAGGAAGCAAACAGAGCGCAGGGTTATGGAAAACGCTGTAATGGTTCAGGAAGATTTGACTCCTGAAGAAATTGCTAGCATTCAAGAAGCTGAACAAAACAGAATAAGGGAGGCTCAATCAAGTGGACTTATGGAAGACATTGATGCTGACATTGAAGCGCAAATTGCAGCGGAAGAAGCAGCGTCACAGGCAGACAGATTAAGACTAAAGCTAGAGCGAGAGTCAGAACAGGTTAGCTTTGAAACAATAGATAATATGGAGCTTGCTGATTTTTTACAGTTAGCTAATAGTCGTAGAAAACCTGGCTGGAGCAAAAAACAATTAGTTGAAATTGCTAACAACATCGAAGCAAACGATCCAACTGTTACATTTAACACTAAAAAGAATAGGGCTGATCTTGCGGTAGATCTTATTGGATGGAAGGAGGGGTCCGGATCTACAGTAGATACAGACGTTTTAGACCCAGACTTTGTAGATAATGTAAATGATGACGGTGATTTCTATACAGCACCTAGTGATGATTTCGATCCTTCATCTGGGTTTGATAATAAAGCAGTCGAAACAAGTAGTGTTAAGCCTTCCAATGAAGAAGTATTGAACATTGAAAGATCTCTTGACAATAATCTTAGTGCAATGTTTAGTAGATCTAAGGCTAAAGAATTAAAAAATATTAAGTTTATTAATTTTATAACTTCATCTGAAGCTAAAAGATTAGGCATTGAAGATAGTGCTATAGCTAGCTATGGATCTGGAGATGTAAAGGTTTACTTTGTACCAGAAAGAATTGCAGCATACGCTAAGTCTCAAAACAAAGACGTAGACAAACTTACTCGATCATTAATTATGCATGAGGTAGGTGTTCACGCAGGAAAAAATATCTTTAGTGGCCAAGAGTTTGATTTAGTAATGGATCAAGTTGTTAAACTGTACGATCAAAAAGATCCAGAATTTGTTAACGCATTTAACGTTGTTGCCAAAGCTTATCCTGATCTTCAGTTATTTGAAAGAAGGTTTAATGAAGAAGTTCTTGCTCATGTTATAGAGTCTAAAGCTTATAACCTAGAAACAATTAATAAATCATTGTTTGATAAACTAAAGACTGCATTCCAGAAGTTCTTTGAAAAATTATTCTATACTGTTAGTGGGGATGAGACCAGAGTAGATAACCTTACTCCAGATGTAACAGCTGATGATATGTTTAATCTTATTTCTGGTTACTCAATGAGGAATGTTTATTCTTACGCATTGAAGAGACATGGTGATAGCAAAAACTTTTCTAAAGTAAGGGATAGAAATAGAAATAACTTTGTTAAAGATTCTGTAGTTAAATCTCCTATGTTTCATGCAGGACACTATAATTTTTCAGCACCAGTGCTAGATAAAACTGAGCTTGGCCTTCATGTTGGAACTGAGAAGGCAGCTCTCGAAAGAGTTTTTGGAGATAGGCAAAAGCTTAAGAAGGGATATATTAATATACAAAATCCTTTTGAGTTTAACGATGCAGGATTCTTTGGATCACCAAAAGCATTTCAAGTTGAGCTAGGCAAAAGAGCGCCATTAGTATCAGATGAAAAAGATTTAAAAGAATACAGGGAACTTTTTAGTATTGCTGCTGGATGGGAAATTGCTATATCTAAAATTAAAGAACCATCACCTAATGCGCCCTTGCTCGACATACACCTAGAGCGAGTTAAATATGCTCAAGATATGGATAAAGCTCAAAGAGGTTTTATGGAAGATATTAGAAATGCTCTGATATCTTTTGGGTACGATTCAATTGCTTATAAAAATACACAAGAAGATGTTGGATCCATTAGCTATATCCTTCTTAAGGATAACCAGTTTAAAGATGTTGATTCTTTAATGTTCCGATCAGGAACCAATGTGTTTATGGATAAGAGGGCTATAGAAGAATCTCCAGAGAAAGCTGTTGAGCAGTCCAGAAAGATTGAATCCATAGCGGGCCCTCAAGTAACGAACACACGAAAAGCTCAAGGCAAAATGTTTGGTGTTCTTAAGACCATGCAGAGAGCTATTGAACCATTGATGACTGTTCAAGGGTACAGTGAGCTAGAGACTGCACGTATGCTAGCAAAGGGTGAGGTATCTAAGGCTCACAATACTGGAAGGGTTCTATTTGATACGCTATACCAAGCTAACAAGAAAGAGCAGAGAGAAATTCTTAAGTACTTTGAAACAAAAGATGCATCTCCTGACAATCTTCCAGAAAGGAAGGTAAGTGTAGCTATGCAACCTACAGTTGCAAGGGGAACAAGATCCGATGCAAGGACTGCAGAGCGGGTATCAATTAAAGATTCTGTAATTCAAGCTAAGAAACAAATTGAAAAACTTGGACAAGATCTAGTAGATATGGGTCTTATTACTCAAGAGCAGTATAACGAGTTAAAAGGATCGTACCTTCCAAGAACCTATCTTGAATATCTTGGTAAAGATAGATTGGGAATTGGACTTGGCACAAGTAAACTAAACTATACTAAAGCTAGAACTTCTACTGATACATTCTTAAGGGATGTTATGGATGGTAGGATAAAAGATCCAGGCTTCTTAGCAGCTAGATACATTTCAATGGCGGGTTCTGATATAGCAACGATAAAGTATCTTGACTTTATAGCTGCTGATACAGGTCAGAATGGTTGGGTTCTTCCTAATCAGATTGTTAACTTCGAGGGAATGAAAGGTACTGTTGGCTTTTGGAATGAAAGGCTAGATGGTATCAGAAGAAATGCAGCTCAGATGGAGTCACTCAATCCATCGCAAGCAAAAGAAATGAATGCCTTTGCTAGCAAACTTCAAAGAGCAATAGATGCTGTTGGAACTATACCTGCTGCTCAAGGATACAAACGTATACCAGACAGTGCAAGGTATGGAGCGATGCGTGGCTTGTATGTTAAGAAAGAAATTGCTAACGATATCATGAGTCAGGAATCATTGTATACAAATAATGAATTCTTAAACTCAGTTCTTAACGTATCATCAAAAGCTACCAAAGTATTTAAGTATACTAAAGTTCCAATGAATATTCCTACTCAGGCACGTAACGTTATATCTAACATTGTGCTTATGGATACATCTGGAACTAACTTCTTTAAGATACCTGGACTGCTTAACAGAGCAATACAAGACATAGTATCTAATGGAAAGTACATGGAGTTAGCTAGGAAGTATGGTATTGAATCAACGACATTTGCTTCAGAAGAACTTGTCACTATGGACAAAGAGCTTCAGAAAATAAAGTCTCAGGATAAAAGTTGGGGTGGCTTGTGGGCAAGAAGTCAGGTATTCTTTAACGATTACCTAGACGTTGGTGGTCGTGCCTATCAAAAGACAGAGGTGATGTTTAAGATTGCCAAGATGATTGACCTTATGGAAAATCATGGCAAGTCTGAGGCTGAAGCAGCCAAGCTAGCAAACGAAGCATTGCTTGACTATAGTAATGTATCGCAAGGTGTAAGGGTTATTAGATCTATGCCTCTTGGTTCTCCGTTTATTACGTTTAACCTTAAAGCAGGTGCTCAGATGATTCGCAATATTAGGAATCATCCTATTGCTGTTGCCAAGTATGCAGCTATACCTTACATTGTTTCTCAGATGCTTCTTGAGAATAACGATGACATTGAAGAAGAAGATATTCCCGCAATGCAGAAGCTTGTTGCTGACTACATGGAAGGTAACATGACTACAATGATTCTTCCTTGGAAGGATGAACAGGGTAGGCTTAGAGTTTTTGATATGGGATACTTCTTGCCGTGGGGTGCACATTTAAGCATGGCAAAGAATCTTATGGAGGGTGAGTTTGGTGAGGCTGCTAAGACTCCAGGGTTCTTTGGAGGACCTTTCGAGCTTGTGGCTGGAATGAAAACTAATACAGATCCATTTACTGGACAAAGCATTTGGAGCGAAGCTGATCCTCCGATGCAACAGTATCAAGATATACTAGGCTTTCTTGTAAGCTACGCTACTCCACCCATGATTATGCCTAGAAATAAATCAGGTGATGTCATAGGGAACGGAGGGCAGATAGTTAAAACTCTTATGGCTGCTGGATGGATGGACGGCAATACAGATGCCGATGGCCTACCAAAAAATACTGTTGGAAGCTCTATACTTTCTTGGATGGGAATTAATACTGCCGCTTTGACTGCTGAAACAGCAGGTAGAAAGGTTTACTTTAAAGGTAAGGATGTTGATAAAATCATGCAGAGATTAATAAAACTTATTGATGATCCTAATGTAAAAGAAGATCAACGAGAAAGACTTATAGAAGAGTACAGAATGCATCAAGCAAATGCAATAGAAAAATACCGTGAGTATGCTGATGCATATAGACAGGTAGAAGATGTCCTCTAGTCTATATGTTGAAGTTGAATGGGTAGATATTATATCTACATCTGGGTGGGAAAAATCTGATGAAATAAAGACCCCCATCTTTTGGTCTTATGGATATTTAATTAACCACGATGATGAAGAGGTTCGTATAGCTACGACCAAAGATGAGGATGGTGAATGGTATGGGTTTACTATCATGCCCATAGGTTGTGTTAAAAAAATAACCCCCCTGGGGAAGGGGGGCTATTCAAATCAAACGAATAACATAATTAGACAGGCAGAGAAAAACACATAGCTTCCGTACCAGCCAAGCATATAAATTAAATCTCTTGCCATCTTTGATTCCATTTCTTAACGGCGGATTCTTTTTGAGAGTCTACCTTTGGGTGAAAGCTTAAGAACAAAGAGCACTTTGTACATCCAACTAAGAACTTACCAATCATTGCTTTTGCTCCACAGAATGGACAATGTTTTAAACTCATAAGTATTCCCGTAGTAGTTTGCGTTGAGTTACAGCGTTTATTTCATCGTAGTATCCCTCCCCATCTAGTCCGTTTAAACTAACAACCCCCCTCCACCAAGTGTACTCTGTATCCCTACACCAACTCTCTGAGTAGTGAGGGTGAGAGAAACATCCTGCGCTTAATCCAAATATCTTTTGACCATCAGGTCTAGTTTGTTCTGCATGATTATACAAGTGTGAATGTCCTTGCACCGCTGAGCAGTGCAGTTTAGATACCAGTTGATGACCAATATGTGATGAACTAATTGGCCTTCCTGCAACACCAGAAGTAAAGTAATGGGAAAATATAATACCTTCAACAGTTAATGTCCTTTTGAATGGTGTTAGTTTCCAACCAAACTTTTCATACTGTAGGTCTTTGATTGAGATAGCTCCCTCTAGTTCAGGTGCTGAGTTAACAGCCCTGTCTATTCTATCTTCATGATTACCTAAACACATGAATAGCCGTGGCTTGTACTGCTTTTCTTTATTCTTTTTCTTCTTAGCGTTAAGCTTCTTGATAGGATCGAACATCTTATTTTGTCCATCAATAACAGATTCAACATCCTTCTTGTATCGTCTTCCTTCAAAACCTTTAGTCCCCTTATCATATGATGAGAGACTAGGCATATCTGCAAAGTCTCCCAAACATACAATGATTTCAGGCTTGTGCTTTACTATGTAGTTTCCTAAAGCAGTAAACCTGTCGCTGTCATACTCAGGTGCAGCATGAGCATCTGGTATGATTAGCATATTTTTATTACCCTTCAATTTGATTCTCCGTTTTTGTTTTGCGTCTTGGTTTGGACACTGGTCTATATGGATACAAAGCACAGCTTGTAATCTCGCATCTCTCTACTTGATACCTCATAGACCCTGACTCTAGTGGATCGTATATACACTCAATACACTTGTCCATAATTGCTTTGCTTCTACTCATTACCCTTTCCTTACTTCTTTGATTAGTATATTAGCATAAGATATAATCTTTTCTAAGTCTGCCAGAGGTTCTCCTTTTTTGTCCCATCTGGCAGCATACTTAATAATATTTCCAGAACAGAAGTCAAGCCCATTAGACATAATAAAATCTATTGGTTCAATCTTCATCTTGTAATGGTCGTTCATTATATTCCGCACACCCCACTTAAGCATTGCTCTTCGCTATTGTCCTCATAGATAACACCACGTTTAGCATGAGCTTCCTCATAAGGAACAGAAGTAATAGGCTGACCACCTCTAGCACCATCAGGATATACTGTTAAGCCACGTAATCCTGGCGCATACTTAGCGATAGTCTCTGCATACTTCATGATTGTATCCTCATTATTTAGATCACTACCCCAAGCAGGCAGATTAATTGTACTGCTAATAGCATGGTCAACATACTTCTGTAGTTCATACTGAAACTTGATGCGTCTTTCTGGATCACCCGCTAAGTCTACTGCTGACTCTATGTTTTCTGGTTTGATTCCTCCGTCGATAAGGGCTTGAGCTGTACCGTCGACGACAAACTGATGCTTCCATTTGGTTCCATCCGTAAGATAACGCCTGCGGTAAGCAACGGCGTATATCGGTTCCACTCCAGAAGTAGTCCCCGCGAGGATACTAATGGTTCCTGTCGGAGCAATTGCTCTGTATCCTTTAGGACGTTTGAGAAAAAGTCTATCGCAGTGAGCGTCGGCTGATCGCTTGCTTTCTGATTCATAAACCCTCATCCATTGTTTAAGTTCATCTGTCATTTCATACTTATGACCACGCTGAAGAAGCCACTCATGCATACCCATAAGACCCAAACCAATACGACTATTTTGCATCCTTACTTTTGAGATTTTTTCGTAGGGGACTTGCGCTCTGATAAGCCCACAAACAAGGAACTTACTTGCAAGATTAACAACATCCCTAAACTCATTAAGGTCCCCAACATTAGCCAGATTAACAGACCCAAGATTGCAAACGTCGCTATCATCTTCGCTAGTAATTTCTGTGCAAGCATTACGAAGCGTTTCATTTTGTTTGTCTCCAAAGTTAAACGAGAACCCAGGCTCTCCTGTCATCATAGCTTGCCTAATGTTCTCAACAAACACTGGGTTCATCTTATCTTTAAGCCATGCATCATCATAGTTAAGTGATATGTTCATCATATCTAAAGGAGCAGGAGCATTAAAGTCTGCTTTCTTTAGTTCAGCATAGTTAGTATCACCAACACTGATGTCATGCCAGTTCTTAACCTTTAGGAAGTCATTAGCATCTTCATGTTGCCAGTTCATTGAGCCATACAGTGCAGACCTACGGCTACCACCCTGCATTACATTACGTCCAACCTCATTGAGGGTAGACAGTAGTGGAATAGGCCCAGAAGCAACGCCTCCAGTACGAACCAGTCTGCGTCCTGATGGCCTAGCCTTAGAGATATCAACACCAATTCCTCCTCCTGTCATCAAGCAAGACATTGCACGTTGAGTAACGCCAGCCCACTCTTCTCTAGTATCCTCCTCAAGCCTAAGAAGATAGCAGTTATTGTAAAACCTAGCATCTCTACCTGCATACCATAAATACCTACCGCCTGGGACAAACTTAAAGTCAGAGATATACTGAGCAAGCTGATCTCGTTCGGTCTTATCCATCAAAGGATTTTTTGATCCATTAAAGTCACCACATACGCTGTTAACTACTGCATGCGCCTTGTCATTCCAAGTCTCATACTCTGTAGATGCGTACTTGTTTTTAAATATATCTTCGCCTAGCTTAGTTTTAAATGTCATTGTATACCTTCGTTAATTACTTTATTTCCTGTACTACCAAAACCACCCTCACCCCTAACAACATAGCTACTAACCTCAGTAGATAAAACTGGAGAAAGATAATGCGAGAATACTAACTGCGCTATCTTATCTCCCTTCTCAATATCATATGGCAGATGTCCCGAATTAAAAAGGATTACCTTGACCTCACCCTTGTAGTCTGGGTCAATAGTTCCTGGGGAATTAAGAACAAACACACCATGTTTAGATGCTAAGCCGCTTCTACTTCTTACCTGACCTTCAATACCAATTGGCATATGAAGTTTTATTCCAGTGCTAATTACCTTTGTAGACAAAGGTCTAATCACATCATCCTCTGATGAACAGATATCATACCCAACAGAAAACTCAGTTGCTCTCTGTGGTATAGCACTTGCTGTACTCATCAACTCAATCTTTACTTGATCTGACATTTATATATTTTCCTTTTAGATCGTGTTCTTTTGCATATCGCATATACTCTTGCAGAGAACATCCAGCATGGTGTTTAAAACATTCTTCCCAAGAATTAAATTTAACAGTCGGCTGTTTTTTACCAGAGTAAATGTCTCTTGCAAGGAAGTATATGATCTCATCTTGTGGCTCTCCTTTAGAACGGTATGTCATCAGCTGATACTTCTTTAGCTATATCTTTCATAGCATCTCTAGCACCTGAAGGCATAGACTTCTTGTCAGAAGATCCCATCTCTACTTCTTTGTATGCATCTGGACTGTTAATCATCTGCATCATATACCCTTTGATGTCAGTAGTATATTTTTCTACACCACTCTTATCAGTATACTTACGATAATCAATTGATCCTTCTACATATAAGTTAGTACCTTTTCCTACATAAGCCTCAGCAATCTCCGCTTGTTTACCAAAGAAGACTACGTTGTGCCAGTCAGATTTCTTATACTCACCATAGCCTGACTCGGTAACCATAGATACCTGAGCAATCTTGCTATCATTTTTAGTGGTACGAATAGTAGGTTCTTTCCATACACTACCAACTAGAATTACTTTATTAATTCCCTTCATTACTTTCTCCGTGTTTTTCGGGCCAATATTTCTTTACGTTTTTCCATACTTCTAATGCTGAACTAAAGATAGTCCAGTACCTATCGAAGTCTTTGCTATCCCACTCATGAAAGACAACAGTGCCTGGGTTGCTAGCAGAGATAAATACATTTGCTATTCTCTTAGCTGGCGCAGGCAGTGCTCTCTCATAAGCAATCAATTGGTATGCCATAGACTCGTAAGCTAACTGCTTGCTACCAGTAGAGAATTCTTTGGTTTTAAAATCAATAACCCATTCGTCTGATACCAAGTCTATCATACCACCATATCCATCCTTTACATTACATACAGTTTCCTCTGATCTCCATTGTTGTTCACCACAATTAATCTTTAACAAAGCATCAACAGCATTAAAGATATTTGAGTCAGCACCAGTAGGAGATAGTTCATTTTTAAAACAGTTCTCTAACATATTATGTATCCTACTACCTCTTTCGGATGCCTCAACTGTTTCCCTTTTGCTTTCTTGTAGTACCTTTGACCTCCATATCTCAATACTTAAGTCTCCTCTTGGTACTAAAGCAGCAGCATCAATAGCCTTGTTAGTTTTCCATGTGTCTAATCCAGGCTTAGCTAGTATGTCTAGAACAGAAGTTACAGAGGGCATCCATCCATATTTCCTTGCATCTCTTAATGTTGTAGCCCTAGTCTTCCCGTTCTTTCCTTCAATAAAATGTCTTGGTTCTCCTTGTCTGTCATACCAGTGCATTATTTATCCTTTGTTCTTTTGCTCATTAGTTCATCAAAACCCTCTGGTGTAGCCCATACAGCAGCTTTATTATTACGATCAAAAGCATTGGGATGGTATAAGTATCTTCCTATGCCGAACAAGACAGCAGCCCTCTTAAGAGCGTCACTGATGCCACCCTTTGCACCTTCAATATTAGAATCATCAGCACCATCTGACTTAGTAATCCATGTTCCATCTATATTAACAGACAGTTCACATATCATACGATTGCCAATCCAATGGTACTTAGTCTGCCAATTAGAAATACCAACAACCTCGTCTAGCCTATCCATTACATTTCTAGCATCAATATAAGCTAACTCCTTACTACCCCCACCTTTTCTAAACTTAACCTTACCTTCTGGAAAAGGCCTTTTAAATGCCATCTCTAAACTATTCATTAGTATTTATTTTCCCTGTATTTTTTTAGTGAATCAAGATACTCTCTGAAGTTATCCTCCCTATCTTCTTTCTCTAAGTTATCAAGCCATAAGTTATACCCCTCTTCAAACTCCTCTTGTTCTAATGATTGTTGTTGTTCCCAACCCATAATCAAAACTCCCCTTTAGTCATGCTCGCTGGATTGTAGAACCCAGCCTCTATAAGAGTTGCTTCAACTCTCTCCATGTACTCAGCAAACTGCTCAACATTTAAACCAGATGTTTGTATAGCAACCTCCACTGCCTCACCATTCAAGTTTGTAACTGTGTTAGTACCCAGGATCTGAACACACATAATAGAGTGTAGTTCATTAGCAGTATACCCTATTTCATTTGCAGCCTCCCTAATAATATGCCAGTACCTATTGTTCTGATCTATAGATCGTTGATTCTTTTTATTGTACGGTCTTATTATAACTTCATAAGGCTCATTAGAATGAGATAATTGTTTAATATAATCTACACAATTATTCTTTTCGTGCAAGTTATACAATTTAAATCTCTTTACTTTTTTGTCCATTCTATTATACCATATTCAAAAGCACGTCCTATTGTTTGCAAGCACCATCTCATTTGTGTTTCCTTATCTATCTCCCCGCTATGACATTCAGCATGGTGAGTGTAGCATACTGGTAACGTAAAATAATCTGGCGCTTTCTTACCCATCCCCGCACCAAGAGCCTGAACTCTAAGGTGGTGAGCCTGTGAATCTTGACCGCAGTATATACATGGTTGATCCGCTACCCACTCAAGGTACTTACGACTCTTCACTTAACCCTCCTGTAAGGATTGAATACTCTTTGTAACTCTAGTTCCCATTCTTCTACAATAGGAATAAGATAGTTAAAATAATTATACTTAATATGTCTATAAAATATATTTCTTTCTCCCTTTATATACAAACCCCTAGCCCTATCGGACATTTGTTTTTTACCTACACCATCACATAAATCACATTTGTATAGTTTATCTAGTATGATAACCTCTTTTCTTCCATTGCATTTAGGACATATAGATGGATTAACCATCTCGTATAAAACAAGATTAGCTACACCAAATATATTATCATCGGATATTGTTTTATTCCATTTTAATTCCTTTGCTTTTTTATATATTTCATTTACTAATTTGTTATGCCATTTGTGTTCTAAGCAATACTTATACCTAGCGTAACAACCACTTAGATAACTTGCCTTTGCTAACGTAGCCGCCACATCCTCCCAAGCAGGGCCAGAGTTTGTACTCCAAATACTGTTTGATTTTATTGTTAAAGACTTAAGTGCTTCCAGACCTGACATCAAATATTTCCTTATAGATTGTAGTTGTTGGCTTAGTTGTACCCATTATTTCTCCTGTTTCATAATAATTTTGATACGCTTCACAAGCAGTTTTCTTTTGAGCGCAATACTTCCAACTGAGGCAAGGATTGCATGGAGATTGTTCGCTTGCTATTGCTCTTGCTAAATTAAAGTACTCACGTTTCATTTTAATTTCTCCCTAAAATCCTTAGCCCTAAAGACTATAAGTGTGTCATCAAAAGCGGTACCATTTTCTTTTATGAATACAACTGGTACTGTTCCGTTCCTAGATGATGCAACAGCTTGACGCATAGCATCCTTAATCCACTCAGGAATCTTCTTCCTATACTTACATTCAATGGATAGTGTATTGCTTGTAACATCTGGTGCGCTTCCTCTTGTCCTGCCAGTAACTGGTACACGATCAGCATCATCGCCTAGTTCGGTAAGGAATTCTGCAACCCAACGTTCAAACTTTTTCCATGTCTTATCCATAGTTTAATATCTTAGCGGGTACTTCTCTAACAGCATTGCTTGGTAAATGATATGTTCCTGTCCTCCAATTATAAGTTAACTCCACGTTTCCTAACTGCCCATCCTGTTTAAACCTAACTTTCTGCACATGAACTTCAATGATTGAATCATTCTTTGTAAAGTCCCTCCATACTGTAATACAGTTATCAGATTTGTCACGCCATCTGGCTGAACCACTGATATCATACGGTGTTGGAATAGGAATGTTACCATTCTTATCTCTGTATAGTTTAGCAGGGTGAGCCACAATCCATAAATGAATACCATACTTTCTTGCAAACTGTCTCATCCTCTTGAGTGCTACTGAAATGTACTCTGTTTCGTTCTGTCCATCTCTTCGCAGATGTTCTAACTCATTCCAAGGATCAATAACTAATCCACGTATGCCCTTGGTAAGAACCAATCTCTTTGCTGATTCTAATATAACATCAATAGACCATTCCTTATCATCCTCTGGAAGTATCCAAGTAAAGTGTTTGGTTAACCAACGCTTACCCTCCTCAAGTTTGTTCTTGTCCATGCAAGGTGTCGGCCCATCAAAGAATGGTTGACCCGCCCACTTCTCAATAACCCTAGCCATGTGATCTTCAAGTGGCTGATTCTCTGGTGAAAAGATACCGAAGTTCCAGCCCTCCCTCTTTGCTATGTTGACCATCATTGCATCAAGCCAATTAGATTTACCACTACTAGGTATACCTGTTAGCACTGTGAATGCCCCAGGCCTTACCAAGTAATGAGCATCCATTGTTTCCCATCCAGTGCTTACACCTTTTTCAATGTCACCCTCATATAATCTATTGATTGAGTCTGACAAATGAGTAGCACTGTAAGTACCTGCTATTGGGTACGGCTTAGCATGGTCGATACATTCAGACAGTACAGTTTTACCATGCTTAACCAATACATCATTAGCATCCTTACAACCCTCGGGCCACACAACTCTGTAACACTTGTCTTTACCTAGTCTGCGGGATAGTTCATTCTCAAGCTTACTTCCTGGCTCATCATTATCTACAGCAATAATGAACTTGGAAACTATATTAAATTTTTCTTTGTGTAGCCACGGGTCATTAAGATACTCAAACTTTGAGGAGTAATCAGAACTATTAACTGGTGGTGCGCCATCGGGAACACTAACACAAGTTCTAATCCCTGCCTCCCACAATGATAACTTATCTATCTCACCCTCAACAATAACACAACTAACATCGTTACCTACTATGTCATCAATACCGTACAAGTGTCGCTGTGCACCAGCCTCTAAACGAAAATGCTTTTTGTTATCTCTATACTTTACATTAATTAATTCCTTGTTTCTATAGTAAGGGAACGCAATAGACTGTGCCATTGATTCAATCTGTGGCATATATACTTTACGTTCACTTATATTATTTTCTTCTAGTGTAGATATACTAATACCCCTGTCAGAAAACCACTTGATTACTGAAGAACTTAAGTCTACTGTAGGCAGTGGATCTGGCTTGATAAACTTAGGCTTTCTCCAGTGCAATACATCAGAACCTTTATCATCACCTTTGGCTAGACTTCCTGACCAACCACAATGGTGACACAACCACACCCCTTCATCAATGTTTACTGATAAACAAGTTGCTTTCTTCTTCCTTCTTTGTCCTGAACATCTAGGGCATTGAGTATTTACTTGCCCGCTGCTACTACGAGCAGGGATATTTATATCAAAGTCGCTATATGTTTTTTGCATTTAATCTCTTCCATTCTTTCCATTCAATTACATCTGAAATTGCTAGGTTTAAATCTTCAACAGAATCGTATTCACCACCATCATAATAATTATACCATACACCTTTGCCACTATGATTAGTAATAATAAACTTCCATTTATTTTCCATAGTTCTATATCGTTCTGCTCCCCAAGTAGTATCACCTATTAGTTCAGATAGATTAAAAGAACTACCCTTACCCCATGTTACTTTCATAACCCTTCCTCTCAAGATATCTATTTTTACTTTGCTTAGCATCTCGATGAGACATTAATTGAGTGATAAGAAAATCAACATCATGCCAATCTAAAAGAATTGCGCTATGCTCATCTCCAGAAAGAGGGTCAGCATTAGATGTTATATATAAACCAGAGTTACCATCTTTATATTTATGTTCCCTTATATCTATAATCATTTTATTTTTCCTATATATATTATAACATACTTACATTGAGTATCCGAAAGGATTATTATTTGTACTATCCATTATAGCACATGACTGAAGTAGATCGAACCCTCTCATTCTAAGTCGAGTCATATCATTCATGATTGCGTTATCATTACCATCATCAACACTAATAGATGTTTCATCTAACAAGTACATGAGTATATCATAATCCTCTGGTGTTAAATCTATCTCGTCATTAAACATTTCAGTTTGCATTTTTATATTTACTCCTTAGTTTAGACATATGATACCCCAAGCAACTATCTGGTAAATCTTTTATGATACTTAGGGCAAGTCTTTCTGCTTCTTGTATATCTTTAATATGACTAACAAACCTTGCAACACTAAGCTTTCTAATGACTCCTGAGTTTGGTCCAGTGCCATATGTTCCTGCTACTTTTGGTCTAAATAACTCAACAACGAAGTGAAACTTTCTGGTATCCACCCCTCTAAACGTAGCGTTTAACTGACCCCACTCAACCTTGAAGTCTCCGTCAAGCCTAGCCTTAGTCATCTCTGTAAAATGTTTTGGGGTTAAGTGTTCTTTCAGTGGCTTATCATCAGCAAATTTAGACTCACCTCTAGTACATTTTTTACCACCATCTATTGTACCATCTGGTTTAAAAGTAATGCGATCCTTTTGAAGTTCCCAAACATTACTAACATCATAGTGCACTCGTCTAACATCTTCATCTATCTCATATACAGCATATCTTTTATTGTTAGCAGTATATATATGTATTGATTGAGGTAAAAACTTAAGAAGATCTTCCTCTATATTATGATAATAATAATGTGTTTTATTAGCGGGTGTAAAGTCAACATCAATACTATCATCGTTATAGTATTTAATCCTTGTCATCAAACCTCTTTCTTCTTCCGAGTCATTTCTATATGACATCTCTTGCTTAATAGCATACCCATCATCTTCTTTTTGAAGCACTAATGAACTTCGGGTGCTATGATAATAGTTTAATCTGGCTAAACTTGTCTCATACTCATGAAACTTTATAAGAGATTCTTTAGTTTTAAAATCTGAATGTACAAAATCTCTATGACTATTGCTCATTTTATTCTCCTGAGTTTTCTACGTTAATTACATCTCCAAATGGTACACTAAGCGCTGTTCCCTCGTCGCCATAGTTTACCCAAATCACTGGGTAGTCTGGCTCGTATGAAGGAAAAGAACCATACAAATCAGTTAGATATATAAGTACACATGGACTCTCATCATTCTCTACAACCCAATCAAACGCAGGCTCGAAGGCAGTACCTCCTCGACCAACTACATTTAATGCTTCTGGTATATCAAGTGCTTGGAATCTATGTATGTTTTGTACCTCAGTATCTACATCCATAATAATTATCTCATCAACATCACAATCCTGTGCTACTGAAACAATCTCTGACCATGCTTGAATAAGTATATCTGTATTCATTGAACCGCTAGTATCTACAGCGAATATAATCTTACGCAAGCCATCTATCTTTTGAATGGATGGTAAGTATAACTCATCTGCAATAAACTTTCTCTGTGGTCTCTTCCAACTGTGCTCATCTCTCATTGGCTCCCTTGCTAACTCAGCAAGTTCATCAGCCCATGATACTTTTGGATTGCGTATCTCATCTATGATCTCTTTGAACGCCCCGGGTACACTACCACGCTGAGTGCATGAGTTTGCAGCAGATAATATCTTCTGCTTCCACTCATTCTCCATCTCTTGTTTCTTACCTTCACCCTCACCATCCATGTCAGTGAAGTGTCCAGTGCATGGCATATCATCAAGAGATTGTATAGATATGTTAGGATTATTACCCTCTAATATATCATTGTAAACAGCATCAGTATTCCAGTCAAAGTTATACTTCTTGTCATACAATACATCTTCTGGTGGCTTCATACCCTCATCAACTAACTGATAGTTAATTACATAGTCACCTGCAATATTCCATAGCGTAGGATCTCTATGTGCTCTCCTAGTTAGATGGAAAAAAGCGGGGTGCATAACCTCATGCAGTAATACAAACTGAATGTCATCCATACTAAGTTTGTTAAGGAAATCATCGTTATAAAAAATACTCCTCCCATCAGTAGCAAATGTAGGTATCTCATCCTTGCGAACTATCTCCATTGACAAAAGTAAATGACCAAAGAAAGGGAAGTCCATCAACGCTCTTGATCGTGCAATCTCTAACTTACGAGCCGAATCCATACAGTTTCTCCATTGCTGTTAGTGGTTGTTCTTGGTTATCTGCCACATCATTAACAAAAATCATCTGCAATACCTTGCGAGCATGATTAATAGCACGAGTCTGAGCAGGCTTGTTACCTCTTAGCGAGGCTGGTACAAACAAAAGATTATCTTTCATATACTGTTGTATATCTTTTAGTTTATCATCATTAGTAAAGTTAAGGCAATCAATAATTCTAATAAGATGATTCAATCCATCAATCCTAGTCTCACATATCCTAGGATTATCCTTGTCTAACACACTAATCAAACCATTCATCTCATCTTTAATCTTATTATATAAAGACTCAACAGATGATTCTAAACTCTCATTCATACTCTGCTCTACCTCATCCTTGATGCGCTTGGCTTCTATCTCACTCAGTCCAGTAAGCATCTCAAGACCATGAGCAGACGGCACTGGTCTAAGAAACTTCTTCATCTTAAACTTGGCTACAAAGTCCTCAACATCTGGATAGTCATCGTATCTAAACATACCACCACTATCATTGAGTCTTTTCTTAGCCTCCTGCAAAGCCTCGTGATACTTGCCGTTAACCAATTCATCTTTGGCTGTTTCCCATTCACGCTCAGCATCACGCCATATCTTACTGATGTTCATGATACGATTGTTAGGTAACAGATAAGTATTATCACTGTCATGCAAGTATGGCAAGGTGTTCTGCTTTACTGCTTGCTCTACCTTACGCTTGATATCTTGGAAAGGTTTAATATACTTCTGTGCTATAGTAATCTTGTTGAAGTTACCAGATGCTTGACTACCACCACTTACATTGTAGTCATCCGCTATCTTACTTGATACCTCCTTGTCTACCTTACGCCCAGAAGTGATACTAAAATCTACCTTAAACAACATTGCTTTATTTTCTAGTTTCATTTGTATTATCCTAATACGATATCGACATTATCCATAGCCCACTGACCAAACTCAGGTGTATCTTGAATCTCTGGCTTGATCTTTCTGGCTTCCATGATACTTGTTACAGCATACTCGCTTGGTAAACGACCAAGATACTTCATCACATTACCCATGTTATCAACATTAATCCAGTGTGCTAACCCTACAGCAATAGCATACTTTGCACTAGGATTCTCTGGGATCATAGTTTTCATAGGATTCTTGATGCAATCCTCTGGGTCTGGCACTTGATCTGCTATCTTCTCGTGGCTTATAAACTCTGCAGCAACACCCTCCCCAACAAGAGAAGCATACAACTGAAACCTTATCGAATCACTTGGATTACCTTGCCTTACTTGAGAAAGTTTGTACCATGATCTAGGCGTAGGTCCGGCCCATGAGCCACCCTTTTTGGGAAGTTGATGTATCAAGTCAGAGTGCGACTTAAGAAATGATGTTACGATAGTATCCGCACCCTTCTTAATAAAGTAAGTGATGATCTCTGACGCATCAACAATCACCTCAGCATGGGCAAACCTGTCCTTGAGTGGGGCAGATAGACCACGATTAATACCGCCATGCTCTTTCTTGTTTCCCATTGCTACTATATGCCAACCATCTGGCAATACATAAGAGCCAACTCTACGCTCAAGAATTAGTTGTTGAATAGCAGTTAGCACTGCAGTCGTACCATCAAGAACCTCATCAAGAATAAACAAACCTGTCTTACCATCTCTATCCTCATCGGGTAGCAAGTCTGGCGTAGCAAAACGAGTGCGCCCATCTAGCACTTGAGGCACACCCATTACATCTACTGGATCAAGTTGAGATACCCTGACATCTTTTACATTACCTAAAAGTTCTAGCCCAGTTTCAGTAACCATCTCTGTCTTACCAATCCCTGGCAGTCCAGTAAACAAACAAGTAAAATCATGCTCATGTGATGCTCTTAAAAACTCAGGGATTTGACTAGGTGTTATAGTAACTTCTGACATTACATTGCTCCGTTAGTTGTAGGAAATTTTAGTTGGTAAAGAGTACATAACCAATGCGGAAATGTACTTATCTCTTTGATTATTAACAGCATAATGGGCGGTCTTATCATTAGTTCCCAATCGCCATACCTTAATCTCTCTGCCTTCATGTATCTCATCAAACAGCATTGGCACTTTAGAAAGGTCATCATACTCCGCATCTTCTTCATCATAGATGTCATCGTCATACTCAGATACACTCATTCTTGATGTCCTCCCATGTTTTGCCAGAGTCTACCATACTCTGTTGCTGTGCTTCTAGTTCGGACTCGGTGACGCAAACCTCTCGCTTACTTCTTTTGCCTTCTTTTCTAGCGTCAATCTTATCCTGACGCGCAATCATATCAGAAAAGATCTTTAGTTTTTCTTTCTCTGTTAATTGCTTGCCATCCAGATACTCTCCCGCAAAGTTAAATACCATTTGTATTTCTCCTTACTACCCTATATGGCTAGGGCGTTGCCTCTCCACGATACCGTGGAATCTTGTCTTAGCAATGAAACCCTCATTGCCTTTGATCGGAATGTTCACCCAGTATTCATACCTAGGCTCAATTATATAGTCATGTCTGTAATCTTGGCACAAATTAATCCAATCATTACTATTCTCTGGGCATTTACCATTATCTTTAGGCGGTAACTGTGAGTTGGTTAGATTAAATATCACAAACTCCCTCTCGTTAGACTCCGCCATCGCTATCAATCTGACCCATTCGTCCTCACTGGAAGACCATCCGCTAACCAAGTGATAGCCCCAAGCATCCTCCCATCTTCTGCCCAATAAAGCATTGCTTTTGTTCAGGTTTAGTAATTGTGTTTGCCTGCTCTCACCACCCTTAAATCTTAACTTGCAATCCAAAAGATTTCTAGATAGCCAAAGAATAGCGCTGTAATTAAGCAAGAGCCGGAAAGAAATACGATGATTTGTTACGTTTTCTATGTACCCGCTATCAACTACAGCACCATATTCCTTCAGATACATTACATTCTCAGACTTGGAGAATGCGTAAGCAAAACTGACAAGAGCATCTAATCTTTTGAGCAATTCATGAGAATATTTCTCATTATCATACGCTACTTGTCGGGGCCAGTCCTTTCTATGTCTCATATCTTGTACCATTCGGGTCTTATTGCGGGCCATTTCCATTGAGCCATGTACGCTTTTGCACCACAATAGTAGTTACGATACGCTTTTGTAGTGCTTTTATCCTTGTATTCGTCTGGCATACACTGAGGTGGGGGTGAAAATCCTGCGTCTGGCATATTATCTGGCACTTTACGCAGTGCATCTAACAATTCTCCTGATTTATGTGGTGGTTTTTTGGTATAACGGCGCAGTTTCTCGTCAAGCAACGCTTCAAAATGAGCAATTAGCCACTCATAATGTTGCTTAGAACTACGCGCCCATACAGTTGAGGGGTGATTGAGGTGTGCAACCTTGTACAATCCGTGATTGTCCGCATAATCGTCACCGTCAAGGTGTCTATGTGCGGTGCTCAATATCTGTGCAGTTTCTAACGGCATTTTAACTATATGCTTGTTGCATAACTGAACAGCAGATATCACTGGGTCATCGTCTACATAAAATATATTCATGAGAACAGTACAAGTACCAGTATTGAGCAAGATATCATAAGCGAGTACATAACAAATACATCCATTTTAATCTCCTTGTTTTTATTATTACAGCGTGACGTACAGCGTAGCGCACACGCTAAGAGATATTACTGTGATATTCATCACAACCAATCCAATTGGCATAACAGAATGACCTCAGAATATCCCGCACAAGGTCGCAGGGAGCATGAAAAACGTGTTCCCTAGACATATAGCAGGGGTTAGTAGTATGTACCCACAGGGTACGGTAGGTTACAACTCAGGAGCAGTTATTGACAGTCATACTCAGGACTGATTACCGGAATTACTATCTAAATCTCTGCCTCGCTATCCTAGGCGGGACATGACTAGACTTAGTTCGTTTAGTCTTAATATTAGACTTAACTCTAGGCGTTTTTTGTGCGGGTATAACTTCAATCCACACGCCTACCTCTTTATCGTAGTACATTTTCCTCCTCTTATGATGTTATCTGTGAGAATCACACTGTTTCCAGTGTGAATCCCGCTGACTATGCCGCTTCTGACCACTCCTCCATTTTGGCAATTCTTTCGATAGTCTGATTGAGTTCGCCGATTGCGTCATATGCTTCGATGACTTGATCTCGCGCTTCATCAGAGTGCTTCTCGATATCTGCCGTGGTTTTCTCGATAAGTTTCTTTAACTGCCAGATACTTAGCGATGATTCCACCTCGAAGTCGTACCATTTGCGGGCATGAAGTGTAACCATATCAAACTCGAACTCAGACTTTTTTGCTTTCTTGAAGCGTAAGTTTTCTTTATCCCAGTTAACTTGGCATACCTCCGACACGAAGCCGATAAGTTTTTGCTTATTAACTCCGTCGCACTTTGTAATACCCTTCACAAGCATAGATAGGTATGTACTATCGCCATGCTCAGAGTAGTGCCATGCGGACGACACGAACAGTTCTTGCACTTTATCTTGCCACTTAAGTGCTTGATTTACTGCGCGTTTGATTGCCGTGCCGAGGTCTTTTCCATTTTTGATGATTTCCATCGTTGCGGTGCTCCGTTTTTGTATGAATCACGGAAGTGTGATTCTCACAAATAACATTGTTCCCATTACCATATCAGTTCCCTTTCGGGTCACGAACTGGCTTGAGAATAGTGCTGAACACTAACTCTGGCTCAAGCCCCGCTAAGTCATTTTAAATACTTATCGGTATTACAGCCCATTTTGGTCTTATCGAACCCCTTGCTAATATCCACGTGTTACTAGGGAATTGCTATAGTCGCTTTCGCTTGTATAACTCCGGCTTGTGGCGATATCGTCACCCTTGTACATTGTCGCGAGCGTTTAACGTTGTTCCCTATCCCTTGAGAATTATGGGGCGTTACTCATTGCTGGCACTCACTAGCACAAAGCATATCGCTTGACTTACCTTGAGGTATGATCCCCGCTTTTTTTCTCTGGCGCGTGGGGTAACCGTAGACTGCGACTACTTTATGCGGTCTTTGGGAAGGTCTTTCGTTCCCATGCATTTAATATAGCGTACCCAGACCCGAATTGCAAATTGACTACCTATATAAGTGCTTTCTAATATACTAACCCTGTAATATAAGCATATTCGAATATTCTGAAGGTACTCCCAGAGGCGCACCCGAGCGATCCAGGTTTAGGAGTCCCGGTCCACCCGCCCATACATATAAATAAAAAAAGGCATTAACACAACATTAAGCTGATCCCAAGAGTTTATTAAGCTTTAGGTACCCCTACGTATAGGTTATTCTTTGTATATAGCTAGGGAGCATGTTTTTAGTGTTCCCTGGAGGTGTAGAATTGAAATTGGATGGGGGTATATCTATTGGTTATTGTCCCCCTATGGAATATTATATTATGTTTACCTATATGGAGTATTGTCATATCTGGCTTAGCGGCAAAATTTTGGAAAGTGCGTTGCGTGTAGGCAGTGTCCGGGGCTAAGAGACCTAGAAATTTTTGATTCCAAATTTTTTGGGGGGTATATTTTTTATAAAAAGTTATTCAAAAGTTATACACAGGGTTATCCACAGGTAAAAAGTAGGTTAAATGTATGATTATAAAGGGTAATCATAAAGTTATCCACAGATAACCCCCTCCCTTATTATAATATATATATATTTATATTACTATATGGACAAAATTGGTAAGGATTTTCTTAGGTGCCTGGCTAATAAATTTGCTAACAGATTAAAAGTGAGACACTCTACCCCCCCAATATGCTATAATATAAGTAATGAATTTGGGATTGTACCAGCACATCTCTCCCCTCCTTGTTGAGGGTCCCTTCTCCCTTCTGTTGGTACAGTCCCACCTTACAAAGGAGATTAAAATGCGTGGACCAGCAAAAATAGCAGGATCAAAGATGGGTTCAAGAACCTGTCCTACATGTAAAGGAACTGGTAAAGTTCCTGGAAAACCTAAACCCAAGCCAATGAGTAGTGGTAGTAAAGGAGGTGGACGAGGTGGCCCAGGGGATAGAGGTGGAGCAGGCAAAGGTCCAAGCGGTAGCGGCAGATCGCGAAGATCATAATTAAAATTTAACAAAGGATATTTAAATGGCTGTTAACCCTGTAAAACGTAGGGAAGGCAAGGTAGTGCACAACAGTGTGTGGACCACAGCAAACAAGAAGAAAGTAATTGAGATGTTTGCTTGTGGGTCTACCGTTGTTGAAGTATGCAGGTTCCTTGGTATTCATAAGTCTACGTTCTACCGCTGGCTAAAAGACGAAAGAAAGGGTGATTTCCAGCGAACCATTGAGTTAGGTATACAAGCTTCTGAAGCTTACTGGATACAGATAGGTAGGGATAACCTAGATAATAAATCATTTAATACATCACTATATGCATTCATGATGGTTAATAAATTTAACTATAGATCCACCTATTCCAAGCAAGAAGTAGAAAAGAAAGAAACCAAGACTACAACTGTCGAGGTTAAGAAGGCTGTTGATGTAGAGTCTATAATTGATAAACTAAACGAAAGTATGAAGGAGGGGGAGCCAAAGCTCCTTAATTAATATGCCTAAAGTCGGAACTAAAAAATTTGCTTATACCAAAGCTGGTATGAAAAAAGCTAAACAATACGCTAAATCTTCTGGCAAGAAAGTACAGAAGAAGGCTCCAAAGGGGTACTAAGATGGCTAGTACAGGCGGCGGCGGAATGGGAATGGGCGGAGGCCCTGATTCTGCTCCTGGAGGATCTAGCTCATCGTCAGGAACCGGTAATGCTCCTGGTGAGGGAATGGGAGCTGATGCATTTGGTGGAGGCGGACAAGCATCTAAAGATACCAGCACTATAGAAGGTTTTAGAGCTGCTCTTGCTAAGGCTTTAGGTCAAGTTACACAAGAACAAAAAGATACAGCTGTAGAAGCTCAAGAGGAAGCTGCAAACCAAAGAGCTAGAAATGCAGCAGTAGAGGCAAGAGATAAGGCAATAAGAGATGCTGCTGATCTTGGTGAATTGAACAGTGGTATGATGGGTATAGACAATGATGACGATAATGATAGAGGTCTTCTAGGTCCATCAATAGATGATCCTCAAGGAACTCAAAAAGGTCTTGATGCAGAACAAGCAGCAAGGGATGCAATGGAATCCAGTAGAGATGTTAATAAAAATGTTGATATAGGTATTGGTCCTGAAACACCAAAAGATGCATTTAGAAATGAAGAATCTAAAAGGATGGGCCAAACACTTGAAGCATTAGATAGAGATCCATCCCCAGAAGTTGCTAGCGCATCGCTAGATGATGATCCTTTTGGCGGCACTATGGCGGAGAAAGAAAGAGAAGCTCTTGCCTTATCTTTCGTTAATGACGCAGAAAAAGAATACGACAGAATAATGAAGGAAACAAAAGCTTTTAGCAAAGAGAGATCTCTAGCTTTAAGAAATCTTAACGCTATAAAAAATACAGATTTATTTTCTAAATCTTATGCTATTGCAAATCCATCAGCAATGAGAGACATGTTAGCAAAAGCAATGGCTTTATTTTCTGGATTAGGGCCGGCAGTATCTATTGCCAAAGCTATAGAATCAAGAGCAGTTAAAGCTGGCATGTTTGACAGAACAACTTTTGACCAAATGATGTCAGCATTGGATGACCCAGGGGCTTTTGGACCACTAGGAAATCCTTTAGGGACAGGAGGGGCTAACCAAAATAATCAAGAAAAAAAGATAAGAGATATTTTAGCGGTGGTAGAGCCTTGGACCAAAGGTTTAAATAAAAGACAAATAGAATATTATTACGATAACGAAGAAGAGCTTGATTGGGTTAGAAACCTTTACGAACAAATGAATAAAAGCGCGTCTGCTTAATGATTGAAGATCTTATTGTAATGTTAATTTTAGATTTTTTGCTAAATATTTAGGTGTAATATAATAGGTGTACAACATGGAGAAAAAAATGGTAGGTAATCAAATTAGAGCTATGGATAGAATGTTTGAGCGCATGATGGGTATGACGGGACACCGTTCACCACTTGCAATGGTAGAGTCAACAATGGACAGGATGGAGTCGATGCTTAGCTCGATTCCAACCAACAGTGAAGAGTTCACGGTATGGAAGCTAACTCCTACGACGTATAGGACTGAAGTTCAAGAAGATGGTTCCATTCTGTTCAAAGTTGTTGAAGGCAAAAAAGATAATGGTTGGTCTGAAGAAGCAAAGGGACCTGACGTAGAGAAAAAGTGAGTTTACCAGAGATATCCAAAGATGTTTTTGCTAATACAAAAAATGCTGAAGCAGCCATCAAGTTTGCTCAATGGGCACAAGGTGCAGAGTACGATCAAGTCGTTGCTGCATATGCTAAGTGTCATAGCGATCCCAATCTTGATGATACTTTTATTCGCACTCTCGGTCAGCTTGACAGGTATTATCTTGGTGTTTTCCTCTGTAACCGTCATGACATGCTTCACCCTTGGATATATGAAAGATGCCGTGAGGTCGAAAATGACAGAGATAGAAGACTCGATCTTTGGGCGCGGTTTCACTATAAAAGTACTATAATAACTTTTCTTGGCTGTGTTCAAGAAATATTATGTAATCCAGATATAACAATAGGTCTTTTATCTTTTTCTTCTAAGCAGGCTAAGCCATTTTTGCGGCAAGTTATGCAAGAGTTAGAAGCAAATGAAAAGCTTATTAATTTATATCCAGATATATTGTACGAAAAACCTAGGCAGCAAGCTCCAAAATGGGCAGAAAATGAAGGTCTTTGTGTAAAAAGAAAGTCAAACCCTAAAGAGCAGACGGTAGAAGCTCACGGTTTGGTTGATGGGCAGCCAACAGGTAGACACTTTTCGTTAATTATATACGATGATGTTGTTGTTCAGGAAAGTGTGTCAACTCCAGAGCAGATAGCAAAAACAACCACACAATGGGAGCTATCATTAAACCTTGGGTCTACACATAATCCAAGATATCAGTACGCAGGTACAAGATATTCCTACGGTGACACGTATGGTACAATTTTACAACGAGCAGCGGTAAAGCCTCGTATACATCCAGCCACACACAACGGTCAAATGGATGGAGTACCAGTGTTTCTTATGGATGAGCGCTGGGAAGAGATTAAAAAAACAACTTCTACATACACTGTAGCTTGTCAGCAGTTACTAAACCCAATTGCGGGCAGTGATGTAGCGTTTAAATCAGAGTGGTGGAGAGAGTGGGAAGTAAGACCATATACTATGAATGTATATATTCTTGTCGATCCAGCTAGCTCAAAAAAGAAAGGGTCTAACCGTACAGCTATGTGCGTTGTTGGTGTTGATTCGTTCTATAATAAATATTTACTCGATGGAGTTTGTCACAGATTAAGTCTTTCAGAGCGTTGGGACTATTTAAAAAAGTTGCGATCTAAATGGAAGATGGCCCCAGGAATTAGAGAAGTAAAAGTTGGGTATGAGAGGTATGGGGCTCAATCGGACATAGACCATTTTAAAGAAATGATGCGTATAGAGGGGCAAAGCTTTCCTGTGTACGAATTAAACTGGGTTGGTGGTGGAGGGTCACAATCCAAGAAGGATAGGATACAAAGATTAGAGCCTGATCTAAAAGATGGTTCATTTTTTTGGCCTTACCCAACAGACAATAAAAGACTTACATCTTTGCAGTTAGACGTAAAAGACAGGAAGCAAGAGTTTCTTATGTCTAAAAAAATAATGCGTAAAGATGAAAGTGGCGTTGTTTATGATTTAGCAAAATGGGTAAGAGATAACGAGTACAATCTTTTTCCTACAATTCACCCTGATTTTTTAGACGCACTATCAAGAATATACGATATTGACCCAACACCTCCAGTTATTCGCACCTACAGGAATCTGGAGCCAGAGGCAGAGGCAGCTTATTAATGGCAAGAACAAGGAGAATAGGACGACGAACTTATCAACCTAGGCGTGTAGCCTATAGGATGAGTAACGGCAAAGCTTTCTATGAAAAGCAGCCTCGCGATATTCCATATGGGGTTCTTCCTTATGTTCAGCCTACGTACTGGGTTGCTGGATATTGTGTGGATGATTAACTATGAACCATATTAAATATTTATTAGCGACTATAGCTGCATTTACCTTTGTTATGTTTATTGTAATGTTTCCCGTACTATTAAAAGCGCAAGAAAAAATGCCTGATGATATGTACGAGTTTGCTGCACCAATGACGTTTATGTGCGTCGATTCGTTTACGCGTATGATGGAGATTCTGGAAAAAGATTATCAAGAAATTCCTATGGTGATCTCGCACCTTACTCCATCAATGAGCATGGTCTTGTTTGTCAATCACGACTCAACCACAAGCACTGTTGTAGTGACTAAGCGCACAAAAGAAAAAGAACAAGCTTGTATTGTTTTTGGTGGAGCCTCTAACGGAACTTCATTTTCTTTAAATCCTAATCCTGCTTTTCCGGTAGAAACGTAATGACAATACCACCATACTTAATTAGTGCCATTATATTTTTAATAGTCCAAACAACTACCGCAGTGTGGTGGGCCAGTAGTATATCTAATGATGTTGAAATGCTTAAACGTGACAGAGATGACATGGCTATGATTATAGATAACTTAGATGTTTTATCCTATAGATTAGAAACATTAGAAAAAATGTTACAACGAGTGTTGGGCCCAGAGGCTAGATAATGGCTGAAAGAAAACAAAAGCCAATACCTAAAACTACTACAGGAAAAAAGCCTAACTTTAGAAAAACTAAAGCAGGCGCAGGAATGACAAAGGCGGGAGTAGCCGCTCATCGCAAAGCAAATCCAGGATCTAAACTTAAAACAGCAGTAACAGGAAATCCTAAGAAAGGATCTAAAGACGCTAAAAGAAGGAAGTCTTATTGCGCTAGATCAGCAGGACAATTAAAAAATTCTAGCGCTAAAACCAGAAATGATCCTAACTCAAGAATAAG